TATCTGGTCTGTTCATTGAGAAAGCTCTGTAACCTCTACGTTTTAAATAATATAAAAGTCTAGGTTTATTATTCTCTGCTAATATTGGCATACTGTAAAAATTTAACGCCATAAGCACGTCTTCAAAGAATATCTCAGCCGTTGGAGGTCTTGATATATATTCTAAAAAAAACATATTAGGCGGTACATTTTCCATAGAGAATTTAGTAAGCCCATGAAGAGCTCCGTTAGATCCTCTATTATCTACTGTACCTGATATATCGTATGAGTCACATCCAAAAGCACCACAATGCTCGTTACCAGGATATTTAACTCCATTTTTTATTATTACACGATTTTGTAATTCTATAGGTGGAACCCATGAAACTAAAAACCTACCATTTTTATTTGGCATAAAATTAACGACGGTATCTTTTATACCACCTTGCCAAACAAAGTTACCTCTTGTTACTAATTTAGAGTTATCAGATTCATCATTATAATCTATTTGCTCGTATATCTTAGTTAGATTAAATAAAGATTCTTTTGTTTCATCTCTAAAAGCGTGTTGCTCAGTACGAGGAAACTGCCTGTAATATTCGTTTAAACTATCTTGATCACCTTTTAAACCATCAACTTCATTTTCCCAGTGGTTTATAACACCTACTTCAATCTTAAGTCCGTCTGCGCCTTCAACTGATTTTGGCGGCGTATCAAAGACAGGGTGTCCATAAGTATCAATGAATCCTTCGTAGTTCCATTCCATAGGTATGAACAAAGAATATAATCCTGAGCTAGTCTGTCCATTGCGGTTTCTTTTGGTAGCATCTGATGCATAGTATAATTTTTTAAAATTCTCTCCACCTTTATCTAAAGCGTTTGATGTTGATCCCATCATACATTTACCTACAATTCTACTACCTAATCTAAGCGTTGTTTTTGTAACTCTCCAGTTATTAAGTATATTGTCAGGTCTTTCCCATTTACCTGATTCATCATGTACTAACAGTTTTAGTTTTTCACCATCATAACTGTTATCACCTGTATTTTTCCAGTCAATAGTTGTATCAAGACCTACTACTTCGTCAGGTGTTTCACCTTGATCTAGTTTTCTACGAGTTAGCTTTGATGCTGGTACTCTGTATGCTAACTCTGTTTTAGGACGGTCCATACCGTCTTGTATTGGTTTAAAAAAGAAAGGGTAGTTAATTGATATTGGTACTACCTTGTCGGTAAACATTTTTTTAGCATCAGCACCTGATTTGGATAAGATACCGAATCTTGCATCGCTTGATATTGTGGCGAGGTTAACAGTTTCACCTGATGCCATGAAGCTAAATCCAGAGCGTCTGTTCTTGAGGTAGCACATACCGTAGCATCTTGTGTCTGCTTTGCAAGCTTCCCAGAATATAAAGAATAATCTGTTTGACTCCCTAAAATCTGCTGCCCCAACATCAATCTTACTCCACTGCAAGTACATGTAGTGAGTGCCAGTAATATAAGTGGCAATACCTTTATTATTGAACCAATAGCCTTCGTCACGTCGTTTAAACTCTTCGTCAATATACTCATACCATCTTTCTTTAAAGTGCTCTGGGTATTTACCCCACTCAAATACACTTTTAATTTTATTTAATTCTTTAGGATATTCTTCTCTAGACCATTTGTCTTTATCCTTATTTAGTTTACCTTTAAAAGGTGGTAACGCTATTTTAAGGTTTTGTATTTCATATACTTCACCTATTTGACCGGTCTTACTTATAACAATCACGTCATGTTCTTTATTATAACCGTACTCCCACTTTTTGCTTTTGTTATTTCTTTTAAGCACGTGAGGTTTTATGTGATCTGTAAGTACAGTAAATAAAGTTTGTTTATACATTACTTGGATCTACCTTCTGCAAAACCCTTAAAGGATTTTTGCTTGCTATCACTTGAATCATCTTCAAGCATATTCTTTTCCTCTTCAATACGGTTAAGTATTTCAAACGCATCGAATATAGCTAACTTTTTTGTTGCAGCTGCGTTTTTTAAACGATCAGCTGAGATGTCATCATCTGAATCTACAATAGGTTCTTTAGCTACCTTAATTAATTCCTCAACTGCTCTTTGCCCAGCTTGGATTATATTCAACTTGGTTTTCTTGGTGCTCATACTTAATTACAATATCATTTGATTTCATACAATAAAGCCGCTGGTCGTTTACAATAAACTCAAATTCACTGTTAGGTGTAAACCCTATAGTGTCTCCCTCGTTTATTCCTTTAGCTTCTAAGGACTTATTACCGTATTTTAATACACCAATAAGCTTTTGCTCTTTATCGAGCTCTAGATCATTATTATTTTCAAGTGGCATAGCAAAGCATCTATCAGCAAACGCATACCATTTGTATATTTTTTTATATAAATATATTTGATCTATTTGACAAAAGTAAAGATCTTCTTTAAAGTATTTACTACTATTAACCTCTTTACCTTTCATGTTATAATACCTTCTAAAGATATTATGGTGAACTATAATTTCATCACCCTCTTCTATAGGCGTGTCAAAAGCAAGTGGTGTTGAAACTACAACAGCCTTGTTATTTACAAACTTATGTTTGTCTATACTCGTATTTAACAAAAGCTCTTTACCGTTTATATCTATAGAATTATCATAAACCTTACCAACAGGTTTTATGATAAAATCATATATGCTTTTCATTAATATTCTAAATCATATTCAACAGATATTGCCATGTTTTTATTAAACTTTTTCCATGGCAATACCTCGTTGTTTTTCTTTATATGAATATTATAAGAACTATCATGGTCCTCAAATAAAATATGCGATATTTCGTGACCGCCATATACCTGCTGACCCACCGAATAATGCATCGCATCGTTTTTATAATCAGAACCAATACTGATTTTTCTTATAACAGAATCCATTTTAGTCCTCTGCTTTTACAACAGCCATCTCACTGTCGTCTTCGCTTTCTATAATTGTATATTCACCCGTCTTAAGATCAATACTTATATTACCGTATTCTTCTTCAAGACTTTGTTTGGTTTTTTCTATACCTTCGTTTACAGTAGCTATTTTATGAAGCAATGAATGCTTGTTAGCTTCTAAAGCTCCTATTTGGTTTAATAGTCCGCCTAATTCTTCTTGTTGTTTTACAACTTTTTCAAGTTGTTCATTTGTAATTTTTGCCATTGAATTTAATTTAATTGTTTATAATTATATAGTTACTTGTTTTTATATTTTTTACGGCGTATCACAGTATCTTTGGTAATCCCAACCTGTTCCGTTAGGTCCTGTAACTCTTATTGTTACAAAAACTCCGTTTTGATAATCAGCAGGCGTATAAACCCACCACAGTAATTGCTGGTATGGAGAAACTAAAGGATTAGCTATGCCTGTTTCAGCGGTATAAGCAGATGCTCTAGTTGGAACAGCGCCTTTATTTAGACCTATAAATTGATCTGTAGCGTTTGTTTGAGGTATAGTAGGTATTATATCTCCTGTTGAAACAGTACCGTAAACATTATCGAAAGGACCAGCGTTAACTGTAGTCATTCCAGAAGTAGCAACTTTAGTTCCAGTAGTTGTATTCCCGTGGTATATTTCCATTTTATCAGGAACTCCTTGAGGATTAAACATAATAGTTATAACACCTCCACTAGGACTTAAAGCTATAGTGTCGTCTGTTATACCTACACCTCCAGACGTAGTTATTTCACTACAAGCAACGTTTGAATCTTCACCGCACCCGCACCAAGCTAAACCTAATCCTATTCCTAATCCCATTTTATTTTACAGCTATGATATCAGCAGCTGTTGTATCTGTAGCTAAAACGTAATCAACTATAACAGGTAGAAAACAACCATTAGATAAGTTTTTAAATGTAACGGCTTGGTTAGCCGCTGGAAGCCCTGATCCAGAAGACCCCACTGTTCCTGCTATTATAACTGTTACATTTCCGCCACTACCAATAAATAGAGCCGAAGAGTTTAGATAAGTAGCAGAGCTTATAGTATCGCTAGCTGTTATTTCAGAAGCGGATGTTCCAAAGTCTGGTTGTCCTGCGTATTGTCCCATAATTATTTATTATTATTTATTTTTTTTGATTTTTCCCACGTGCGCCCTACAAAATAAGCGCCATAAACTGTTATAAGTAACGACTGGAATATTGGTACATATTGCTCTGCTATTTTAAATTCACCTACATTACCATCAAATAAAGACAGTATAGTGAAAATAACAGTAAGATATATAAGAACCATTGGTCGTATATTTTTAGACAAGAAGGAATCAGAGTTCATATCCGATTCCCATCTCGCTGTTACTTGATCTTGAGCATCTTTATCCGCTTGCTCTAGCAGCTCTTCAACTTTTAGTTTAGCCTCGAGTCTTTCTTCATCAGTAGTTACTAGATCATCTATTACTTTACCTATATCTTTGATGAGACCTCCAGTTATTAATTGAAGAATTTTTTTCATTATTCATCAACTTTAACCGTAGTGATAGTAGGCTTAATACCTAATATTTTAGCTACATCTTTAGGAGATTTTTTACCTGCGTATGATCTACTTTGCATTACTGCTTTTTTCTGCTTATCCGATAATGCTTCGCGAGTAGTAATCATCTCGCTAGCTTGTCTAAGTAATTCAGCTTTACCAAAACCACCACTTGCATACTCTTCTCCTTCTGATAAACCACCTTTTACTAGCTGTGATCTTGATTGGCGAGAAAATGGATCGGCTTTAACACCTTTAATTTCGCTCAGTGGTCTAACAGTTCCAGTGACTCCTGGAGCATCAGCTTTAAAACCTTTTGGAATCGGGGTACCAAATTCATCTACAGTTGTTTCTGGATCTAAATGAAACGCAGAACCTTGTGCCATATATCCTACAGCTTTATTTTTTGTTTGACCTTTCATGAAAGTTGCAGGTCCTTTTTTATATGCCATTTTTTTTGTTTTATTTTGTTTTATCGTAAGCTTCTTTTTCCCAAGGCAAATTCTTCGCCCCTTCATTAATACTAGATCTTGGTATTTTTTTACCTTTCCAATATACATATTTATCATCATAATCAAGATCTCCACATCGCATTTGCTCTATATGAACCATCTCGTGTCTAATAACTTCATCTTCTTGTTCAGGTGTCATACCTTGTCTTAAGATTACAGTTCCGTTGTTATTAGCTTTACCTAAAACTCCATCTTCCATATCTACCCTGTAGATCGGCGTATTGTAACCTGAGTAAGGTTTATTATTTAGTTTAAAAGCCATTATTGTTTGTTTGGAAACTTTTTATTAAACCATTCTTTACGAGCAGAACAGCCGCAGGGGATATTTAAACCCTCCGCGACTTTATCTACTACGTTTTTTATTCCAGTA